AAAATCTATACCTTTCTGACCTTTCTCACCCTTGTCGCCCTGTCCACCTTTGTCGCCTTGCTGTCCAGAAGTACCTGTTGCACCTTTCTGCCCTTTATCTCCAGTCTGTCCTTTGTCACCAGCAGTGCCTTTTTCTCCTTTAGTTCCTTGAGCACCTTTAGTTCCATCTATACCTTTTTGTCCCTTATCGCCCGCTGTTCCTTTTTCTCCTTTGGTTCCTTGTTCACCTTGGTCTCCTTTAGCACCTTGTGCACCTTTGTCACCTTGCTGTCCAGAGGTTCCTGTGGCGCCCTTCTGTCCTTTGTCACCATCAGTACCAGCAGTACCCTGTTCACCTTTCTGACCTTTTTGGCCTTTATCTCCTTGAGCCCCCTTATCGCCTTGTTGTCCAGAAGTTCCTGTTGCACCTTTTGCTCCCTGTACGCCTTTAGTACCATCGATACCCTTCTGACCTTTTTCACCAGTCTGTCCCTTATCGCCTGTTGCGCCTTTGTCGCCTTGCTGTCCAGAAGTACCTGTTGCACCTTTCTGACCTTTATCGCCTTGCTGTCCTTTTTGTCCTTTATCTCCGGCGATACCTTTTGCACCACCTTTTCCTTCAGCGCCTTGGTCTCCTTTCTCACCTATTTCACCCTTCTGACCCTTCTGTCCTTTTTGGCCTTTATCTCCTTGCGCACCTTTATCTCCTGTAGCACCTTTGTCACCTTGTTGACCCGATGTTCCTGTAGCACCTTTCTGTCCTTTATCCCCTTGAGCGCCCTTGGTTCCATCGACACCTTTTTGTCCTTTATCTCCTTGTGCACCTTTATCTCCTTCTTGCCCAGAAGTACCTGTCGCGCCCTTCTCACCTTGTGCACCTTTAGTACCATCGATACCCTTCTGTCCCTTTTCTCCCTTATCACCTTGAGCACCTTTAGTACCATCGATACCTTTCTGGCCTTTGTCTCCAGTCTGTCCTTTTTGGCCCTTGTCTCCTTGCGCACCTTTATCTCCTTGAGCGCCTTTATCTCCTTGTGCACCTTTATCTCCTTCTTGCCCAGAAGTACCTGTAGCACCTTTTTGTCCTTTATCTCCTTGAGCGCCTTTGGTTCCGTCTATACCTTTCTGACCTTTTTCACCTTTATCTCCCTGTGCACCCTTATCACCTTCTTGTCCAGAAGTACCTGTCTGGCCCTTCTGACCCTTGTCACCAGTCTGTCCCTTCTGACCCTTGTCTCCTTGCGCACCCTTGGTTCCGTCTATACCCTTCTGACCCTTGTCACCAGTCTGTCCCTTTTGACCCTTGTCACCTTGGTCACCCTTGAGACTTCTTCCGGAAATTTCAACAGAGTACAGTTGGATAATATCGTCATCGTCAATATCACCGTCTTGATCTATTATGTAGAAGTTATCGCCACTTGTGATGGTTGTGTTATTGTTTAAAAACTCACCAAAACCTTCACCATTTGTGAATGAATTACTATTGGTGAAACTCGAATTATCCTTTACTACAACAGCAGTAAAAGAAGCGTCTTGTGAAAGGTTCTTAAACTTTAGGTATATGATTGGATCATCTATAGCATAGTCAGACCAGCGGTTAGCCACAGAGTTCAAGTACATGTTGACAGCGTTTGTAGTAAGAGACGACAAAACGCCTGTGTACGCTAAGTAGGCATCGGAAGAGAAACCTAAATTGTGAACTCCATCGTTGGCTAGGTTCATTGTACCACCACCAGTTATTTGATGTGTCTCTATGTATAATGTACCAGAGGTAATTGAAGAAGGCGATACAGGATTGTTGCCACCGTTAGTGAATACTGCTGCCTTGTAGTATAGGTCGGTTTGCGCTCCGGCAGCACCACCACCACCCTGTGTACCTTTATTTCCTTTGTCACCTTTATCTCCCTTGTCTCCTTCTTCACCTGATGCTCCTTGCGCACCTTTATCTCCCGTTGTTCCTTTCTGGCCCTTATCGCCTTTCTGTCCTTTATCTCCTTTATCTCCTTGTGCACCTTTGGTACCGTCAATACCTTTTTGACCTTTATCTCCGTCGGTACCTTTCTGTCCTTTATCTCCTTGTTCGCCTTTATCGCCCTGGGCTCCTTTGTCGCCATCAGTACCCTTCTGACCTTTGTCGCCATCAATACCCTTCTGACCTTTGTCTCCGTCTATACCCTTCTGACCTTTGTCGCCATCAGTACCCTTCTGACCTTTGTCTCCGTCTATACCCTTCTGACCCTTGTCTCCGTCTATACCCTTCTGACCCTTGTCACCTTGTTCTCCTTTGTCTCCTTGCTCGCCTTTCTGACCCTTGTCACCTTGTTCTCCTTTGTCTCCTTGCTCGCCTTTCTGACCTTTGTCTCCTTGCTCGCCTTTCTGACCTTTGTCTCCATTTCCATCAAGACCTTTTTGACCCTTGTCTCCTTGTTCACCCTTCTGGCCTTTATCGCCTTGTTCACCCTTCTGGCCTTTATCGCCTTGTTCACCCTTGTCTCCTTGTTCACCCTTATCTCCTTGTTCACCTTTATCTCCTTGTTCACCCTTGTCTCCTTGTTCACCTTTATCTCCTTGTTCACCTTTATCCCCTTGTTCACCTTTGTCACCAGTCTGTCCCTTTTGACCCTTGTCTCCGTCTATACCTTTCTGGCCTTTGTCTCCTTGTTCACCTTTGTCGCCGTCAATACCTTTCTGACCTTTGTCACCTTGGCCACCCTTTTCTCCTTGTTCACCTTTGTCACCAGTCTGTCCCTTTTGACCCTTATCTCCCTGTGCACCCTTATCTCCTTGGGCACCTTTATCACCATTTCCGTCGAGACCTTTTTGACCCTTCTCTCCTTGTTCGCCTTTGGCTCCATCTATACCCTTCTGGCCTTTGGCTCCTTCTTCTCCTTTAGAACCCTCTTCTCCTTTAGAACCCTCTTCACCCTTTTCTCCTTGAGCGCCCTTTTGTCCCTTCGCACCTTCAGCGCCCTTATCACCTTCAACACCCTTAGCGCCCTCAGATCCTTTTTCACCTTGAGCACCTTTCTGACCTTTGTCACCTTTGTCACCCTTAGCGCCCTTCGCACCAGGAAGTTGCTTGACATCTCCCTTTGTAACAAGGATAGTTGTACAAGGAGGTATCGTCAAGTCAAAGACAAGTCCAGATCCGTTTTCTACAGTGACATCTATTTTACAGGCCATTGGTTTTGTTTTGTTATTGCACTATATCCTGCACTACATCAAAGGTTCCATAGAACCATGTGTCTACACTAGAGTCTGAAATCAGTGTAGCCTGCAGGCCGTACACATAAGTACCGGGCTCTACCTGCATATCTGTAGCGGAAATAGAAATAGTTAAAGCACCAACATTGGTGCCGCTAATTGTTATGTCTGTACTAGGTATAATTAATGGGCCGTCATCATACTCTCTGACTTCCATTTTATACGTGTACAGTGTTAGGTCTAATGCCGTTCCATCAGAGTCCTTTACTTGGGCGTCTAATTGAAAAGTATCACCGCGACGGGCACATATATTTACTTGTGCAGCGTTATTCAAATTTACGTTTGTGGGGTCTCCACAGGAACATTGGCTTGTTGAGCAGGAGCAAGACATCTTATGATATTGTTAGGTTGGTTACTATATCCTCACTAAGAGGTGGGCGTTCGCCTTGGCGTTGAGCAATCAGTTTACTTTGAGCCAACGCTTGTTTATCTATTCTCTGATCTTTACGATTTTCTGATTCAGCATCAGCCTGCATACGAACTCCGCTTTCCACTTGTTGCTCAACTACGCCATACTCTCCTTTAAGTTGTTCGATTTGAATTTTGAACTGATACTCTAGTTGTATGAGTTGCGCTTTGGCTTCCGTCTCTAATTGAATCCGCTGTGCTTCGATTTGGGCTTCGAGTTGCTTTTTCTGCATCTCCATTTGAGCGGCTACCTGTGAGGCTTGCTGATTTGATTGAGACTGAATCTGAGCCTGCTGCGCCATCATCTCTTGTTGTTGTTTGATTCTTTTCTTTCTGCGAACCACCAAGAGTCTCTCTGCTTGTTCCACGTCTTTAATCTGACGAATGGCAATCGCATCTTCAAGGTCAATTTCTTTTTGTCCAAGAGCAATCTGTATGTTTTGTTCTAGGTATTGCTTGTCCATTTCGTTCATCTCAGTAACAACCACCACGCCGAAGTTGTACATAGATAGGTTATCAAAAGAACTAAGCACAGCCATATTGGTTTCTCCCACGGCATTTGTATATACTTTATACAATATACTATCTGGTGGTATTACCTGTAGACAGCGAACAATATCGTCACACACCTTTTGGTAAAGAACCATCGCGGCATTAGTGATGTCGTATATAGCGTTATTTCCAGCCTGCACTGCCATTTGGTTTACACCTACTAAGGCTTCTCCTTTCGGAGTGGTTCCATCCATAACCTCATTGATACCAGTGGCATCTCTTATCATTCGTAGGTAGTGATTGTAAAGAGAAACAAGTTCTTGTATGTTTCTAATATTATTACCTATCTCTCTGACGGGTGGGTTTTGAAAACCTCCCTCTGGATTCTTGCTACGGTAATAGAACACACCAGTTTGTTCGTAGATGTCTTGAATCTCTAATGGCTGTAGTTCACCACCGCGTCCTAGTTGTACGTTCTCTAACCCTTCAATATCAATGATGAGTCCATCTGGTTTTGCTTTAGCAATAGATTGCTGAAGTTTCAAGTGTGTAATCTGGAGCATGTCAGCAAACCCTATAACAGAGGATACCATTGACTTAGGTATCATCCCACGGATGTTAGTTGCTACAATACTATATGATAAACGAGCACGTGAAATATCATGTACGTTCTTAGGTATATTTTTCTTTGGCCCGTAGTTATACAACTTCTCTGTACCCACAATGTAAGTACCGCCATATACCGTAGCGTTCTTCATGTATATTGCTTCTCTGTTGTATACAGATTGCTGAGGTGCGTTATATTCGTTTCCTTTAAAATAGAAACCTATGTTTCCGTATGCCGACTCTTTCTTCTCGTATATGATATCATCAACAGACATAAACTCAAAGTCCATTACCTCTATCTTGTACTCATCATATCCTTGGCGATATCTTGTACCGGGTCTGTCGTAACCAGATCCTGTTGTAGAGAACTGAGTAGGGTTGTTCCCATACTTGTTCATTACAGTCTTAGCAATCTCCTCATACTCTTGCTCTGTAAACTGGTTACCAGCAATGCGCTTTAAGTCCATGATTGTTATGTACTTAAAATGACCAGCATAGGTTAGGTCAGAGAATGTTGGGTCGTCTGTATAGTTGTGTATAAATTTCTTTGGGTCAACATACTCCTCGTTGATTCCATAGTTGGGGTCATTGCTTCTTTTAGCAACACCCATACCAAGAGTTGCTAGGTCTTCAACACAGCGACGGTATATAGATTGATTAAAGTCATTCCACTTCAATGTCATCTCAGTAGCAATCTGAGCAGAGATTTCTGCGTCCGTCTTAATGTTTGTGTCTAAGAATATCTCAGTTTCTTCTGGTGTGTCTGGTAGTTGTCCAGGGTCTTGTTTAACACGCAGGCCTAGTGACTTCGCTTCCTCAATCATATCTCGATTCTCGATACGCAAGACGGTAGCGTTTTTCTTCTTATCCTTCTCTGTTCTTGAAAGGGGGTCAATGGCCTCAATCTGAGGGTATGGTTCTTTTGAAAGAATTTTGTTTACAACAATCTTAACAAACTTAGGTATAATAGGAACTGGCGTATAGTCTAGCGTCATCAATGTTCCATCACCATTGTTGTTGTCGAGAGAGTTTAATATCTGACGATAGATAGATGTGTCTTGTGTTCCTTGCGCATAATCTCTACAGCGTTCCATTTCGCTGTTGCGTCTTCCATACAATGAGTTTTGATAGTCACTTCCAATCCATTGCGCAAACATAGCCTTTGCATATTGCAGACCATATTGCTTAGACATCTTCTCCTCAACACCAGATAAAGGATCTGGAAATGAGGATTGTCCATTTGTGTATTCGTTGTCCATACTTTAGATTGCTACTGTTGCAAATATACCTCTTATTATTTTCGTATAATTATCTGACCTTTACGGAAGAACTGCTTACTATTGAAATCTGATTTTGGCTTTTCGGGCCTATGACCTTGAGCCGCAAGAAGGGCTAGTCCGCTTGATATAGAAAGGTCATATTTTGTACGATCGTCTATCTTAAAGTTTACCCAGTCCTCTAGGGTTCTCTCGAAGTACATCTTTCCGTACTCTAGTGTCTGCTCGTTTAGACCGACGTTCGCGTGTATAAAAGATTCTATAGCCTGTGCGTGCGCTTGTATGACGTCTTGTGAGTTGGATGGTATACCTTTAGTTTTTGTTTTGCTGCCGTAATTCGATGTAAGGTGAGCCGGTCTGTCTAGCAAGAAGTGGTCATAACCTCTTGATTCAAAGTGTCTTGCGATTCCGTATTTGTTATTCTCAATCAAAACAGGGTACCCATAAAACTTGGATGCCATTAATATGTCTTCATAAAAAATCTTTGCTAATGGTGGTCTTGAAGCGTACTCTGCTACAAACATATTCGATGGGTACTCAAGGTTGAATTTGTTAAAGAAATGACAAGCACCTTTAGATCCTCTCCCATCCACTGTTGCATCTATATCATAACTATCTACTCCAGCACATCCTAACCAGGCGTTCTCTGGTTTCTTTTTATTCCTTAACTCTACAGGTGGCATCCATGCTACCCTCCATCTTCCGTTAGGATCAGGACTAAACACTACCTCTGTATCCTTCTGCCCTAGCGCCCAAACAAAGTTTCCTACAACCACAGGGTTCGGGAACAAATCCTCGTTGTACTCTACCTGTTCGTATATCTTTTGTACGTTAAACAGAGATGCCTTTGCACTATCTCTAAACGCTTCGGCTTCTGTAAAAGGGAACTGGCGTATAACCTCGTTTAGTTCGTAAGAGTCTCCAGATAAACCTTTTCTTTCATTCTTTAAGTAAGTCTTTGAACCTAGGCTTATATACTCACCCTCTAGTCCTATAATATTTTTTTCTAAATCCTCAACGACTGGCATGCCATGTTTGTCGAAGAAACCTTCCAAGGCATCGTATGCTGGTATAAAACACCCATACAAACCACTCTTTGTTCTACCGTTTTCATTTCTGTCATTTACATTACTTGCGTAGTACAGTTCTCTATACTGCCGACCTCCTCTGTCTAGGGGATTAACAGTGCTTCCTACCAATGCTTTACCTACAATCTTTCTACCTACAAGCAAACAAGTTCTTTGTATTCGCCATGCTTCTCGTATATCATTACCTTTTTCCCACTTACCAGCCTCATCCAAATACAAGATGTGTAGTTTCTCACCATCATAGGCATTGTTGGTTGTGTTCTTCCAGTTAATAATTGTATTAAGAGCCTCACCTCTTGATGAGGTTTTGTTCTTTTTGGTAATTCTTTTTGATGGCTCACGAAAGGCGAGTTCCATTCTGGGATTGGTAGTACCATCTTGAATAGGTTTAAAGAAAAAAGGCAATGACTTATATATAGGCACCACCTTCTTCATGAATATATTTTCCTGTGCATCGGTACCTGTCTTAGACATGATGCCCAGTAGTTTCTCTTTAACCTGTGTTCCTTCGTTTACAAGCACTGATGCCGACATGTTTGTGTATCCAGATCTACGACACTTTACATATACCTGTCCAACACATCTCGGGTCTGCTACGCAAGCGTCAAGGTGTACGAATAGTTCTCTTTGAAAATCAAGGTAGGATGGGTATCCGATATCAATCTTACACCACTGTAAGAAAAAGTAGTGGTTTCCGGTAATATAGGTAGGTACCCCGTTGTTGTAAAACCATACTCCATTTCTGCGTCTCTTGTATTCTTCACTAATGTAGGGGGTGTGTTTGTTTCTAAACGACTCCGGCATAGACATCCACTCTTCCATAGACTTTACTCTTTTGAGTTCGTCTGGTAATGGTGTGCGTTGCCAGTGCTGTTCTTCCTTTGGCTTGTCGTGAAATAGTATGTCCTTTTTGCGAGGCCGCTTTGGTAACTGTATGGGTAAGTCAAAGCATAGCCTGACTTTTCCCTGGGTTTTGTCAGGACATATGTTGACTACGGTATCACCTTCTATCTCTACGAGTCCTGCCATTTAGTAATCCCAGTATATGAAGACTTGATTACTTTGAGTATTGCTCTGCGAATCCTCCCGAGTAATCTCTTTCCTCTTTAATTTCTCCGTCTTTCTTAAGACCTCTGATAAGTTGTTCGAGTCTTTCTCTTTCAACAATAAGTTCTTTAGCATCTACCGCTGTTTGTTTTATAGATTGCAACTCGGCTTTTCTTTGGGAGCCACTAAGTTCCTGGTCTACAGGCTTTTGTATTTCCTGTATCATATTCTCTATTGCAATCTGCATCGCCTGCATTAGGTTTACAGCGGTATCTATGTTGTTATACTTCTTTGATCTTGCCATGAATTGATTGTAAATAGGTTCTCCATAACTTCTCTCCATTCACCTCCATCTCATAGGACGAGTTCTTCCTGATCAGCACCTTGTCTCCAGGGTTTAATTCTAGTTCCTTCAACTTAGGTGAAGACCATCTGATGTAACCTTTCTTTTCTTTTGGCGGGTTAGCCTTGGGTATGAGTTCGATGATGTCACTCTTTATCGTTTCCTCTTGCTCTTCCTCTGGTTCTGGAGTAATGAATATCCAGTCACTAATCAACTCTATCTCTCCTGTGTCCTGGCATTTATACGCGTAGGCTTGACAGGATATAGGATCTAAGTTACCTCCATAGTGTACAACGTATACGTCGTCGTCTGGGTCTATGAATTGACCACGCTTCTTAGTTTCTTCTAACTGAACTGTTTCCTCGTTCATCATCATGTGGTTACCACCAAGCACAACGTGGTGATGGAAATACATAGTGTCTCCTACCTTAACATTGGTATCAAACTTGGCTGGTAGAGCAACCACCTCGCCTTCCATGGTTCTGTGTTTGAACTCGTCAAACTTGGTGTCGAGATACATTTCTTCACCGTTGACCTCCATGGTGTCCTTGGTTACTTTAGGTACACGTACTAAAAAGTGATAGAGGGATCTCATTCCTCCTTGAGTTCTCCTGTTGGTTTCTTGTCCCAAAGGTTGATTGCAATAGCAGATCTGGTACCTCGTGTTACCTCTGTAACTCTGTGGTGTGTTCCTCCTGCATCAAATATGATTAGCCTATTGTGTTTTGCACGTATGCGCTCCGGCTGTTTCTCTGGGCCATTAGAAAACACTTCAAGGTATCCTCCGTCGATATCCATCTCTACAGGGTAGAATACAGTACCTACAATCGGAGATGATATCTCCCCAGTGCTTTTCCAGAGTGCCTCATCTTTATCCAGGTGCATACCAAGACTTGCATTAGGCATGCCTTCCCCGAACTGGCCTGTCCAATACTCAAAGCCGTCTAGGTTTACTGAAGGGTATAGTGGATAGTCTCTCCAGATATACGAGATTAGTTGTTTTTTGATAGTATCGTCTGATGAGTTCCACCATCCGTTCCACCAGTGATAAGATCCGTTATCTCCAAAGAGGTAGTCTTTGTTATCCTCTAGTTGTTTGATAAAGGAAGGGTCTTTGATAAAGTTGTCAATTACAATCATAAGAATTCGCAGTCATGTTCAATTAATACAGGCATGTTATCTACGGTCTTCCAAAGCATCGTTCCCTCGTCTTTGTTGTAGATGTACACAAGGTAACGCCTTATTCCGTATTTAACAAAACATCTTTCGTCCTGTATGATTGAATCAATAACTGAATCGCCTGCTCTTTGGCCCACATAATAAGCCATAGCATCTTTCGGGTTAGTCCCGATGATGATTTTTCTAATAAGTTCCATTCTATTTATTTAGCCAGTAGTCTATTTTACTTGAATCACCCTCATCCTCTTCATCGTTGATGTGTGTTTCAAAAACTTCGTCTACAGTTTCTATCATTAAATCGTATTCGTCTGGTGCAGCCATATGCATCCCTGTCATCATCTCGTACTTCTCCTCTTCCTGATCTGACTCTGGTACAAAGATTCCAAAGCAATACATAGACAGGTACTGCGTCTTTCCTCCATATACTTCCATTATCTCTTCTATCTCCCCTAGTTTAAGCCTTATGAGTTGGAATGCCTCGTATCTCTGCTTATAGTTCATTAGAAAGATGTGTTTGTTCCCAGGAATCTTACTTCAAGATGTGAGTTGTCAGCGCTGTATACCACCCCGCTGCTTCCTGCAAACCCTCTGAGTTGAATCTTGTATCCTGCTAGTCCGTCGCTGTACCATAATACGTTGAACTCCAAGTGATAAGTCTCACCGTTCTTTACAGTTCTGAAGGTTTCTGCGAGTTTTAAACTAGCGCTATAGTCATAGATATCGAAAGTAACATCTGTGTTTGCTGTAGAGGTAACCTCTATAGATGCGGTCAACTGAAAGAATCCTTGCTTCTCGTTGATTAAGATATTATCTCTAGGGTCAGAAATACCTGTTTCTGGAATACTCATGTAAGTATTGGCTGAACCAAAAATTACAGATGATGTTGCTGCTGTTACTGATCCTGTAGCACTAGAGTCTCCAAATATTTCTGCGAACTGCACAGCGTTGAGGACTGTGGGTACAGCGTTACTACTCTGTGGTCTTGCATATAAAGTTTCAAGACCCTGGCCAACTACTTGAGTAGAGACTGAGTTCACTAGGTCTACTTGCTCTATGTATTTATAGGCACTAGCAGTTTCATCCCAGATTAAGTATTTGTCTGCATTAGCGGGAGATGTAATCTGCCCTAAGTTTCCTGCATCTTGTAGTTCAACCGTGCTCCCTGTTGCTGACAGAGGAGTATTCGCTGTAATAGATGCGGTTCCAATTGGGTTTGTGTTGAGGTCACGGGTAACTACTACTCCAGATGTACTAAGCATAAGCGCCTTGGTAATGCTGGTAGAGGTAGAGGGTGTTCCAGATATCTTTAATTCACCCGTAGTCTCGAGTGTGTCGGTAGAAAGTTTGAGCGCACTGTTGTTTCCAGCCCCGTCTTCTACTACTTGTTCTGATGCTGAGAGTTGCGCTGACTCAAGTTTGAGTAACTTGTCAAACGTATCCTTTATTTTATTTCCACTAAGTGATGCCATAGTATTACTTTTACCTAACAAAGATACTGATATGCCCAAAAGTACTGTAAGCCGAAAGAAGAAGTTTAGAGAGTTCTCGAAGATAGACAAGAAGTATATCCAGGAGAACGGTATGAAGAACCTACATTTCCTTTACAGGGATGCGAAGGATAACATGGATCTGGGAAAGGCTGAGGTGGATTTACTTTTCTTTATCTATGACCTGGAGTTTTGGACGATATCCTATGTTTCAGAGACTATGAATAGAAGCCATAAGAAGTTAGCGGATAGATACGTGTATCCATTAATGAAGAAGGGATGGATATACAAGCACTTCGATAAACTCACACCGAGCCAAAATATGGAAGACCATTTCTTTAGAGATGAAACCAAGATGAATTACAGGGTACGGTATGCCTTGACACAAAAAGGCAGGCTCAATGTGGCCCGCCTATATAGAAAGATGAGGGGTGAAGAACCGTTTAACCTTTCTTCGCCTTCCGAGCAGCATCCATAGCAGGACTGCTCTTCCCTTTATCGTGGGTTACCAGTCTGAATGGTGCCTCTGGTGATGCTCCCTTGTGTGGCTTATAGTCGCCCTTCATTAGAAAGTGGCGTCCACCCTCTGTCATCCAGTGGTATCCCTCTGGTGCTTTTACCTTAACGCTCTTGTTTGTCTTCTTTAGTTTCATTTCTTCTTGCGTTTACGGAAGGGGAAAGGTGTATCGTACTCCTTGATGCGTCCCTCTGGTAGTTTGTCTACATCGACACCACGCACCTTGGCCTTCTTCTTTTTC